GAGCCTACATCGGTAATATTACCACTTGCATCTATATCAAAATTAGTTGTTTCTGCTCCAGTTGTTGCATCTACTGCAATTTGTTCAAAACCCTTTTCGGACCTTACTGGTCCATTAAATGTTGTGTTAGCCATATTTTTCTCCTAAAAGAAATAATCTATCATCTTGGCAAAGTCTGCTAGGGCAGTTGATAGACTGATTAATAAAAATACCTAGAATAAAAAGGGAGACCGAAGCCTCCCTTAAAGAATCAAGACTTAACTTGAACCCGGTGAACCATAGATACCTAGTGGGTCAGATACGCCGAAGCTATATCTTTCTCTACTTTTATATCTAACATTACCAGTATCAAAATCTCCATCCATAGACGTTTCCAAAGCAGTTCTTTGGAAATGCTTCATGCCGTTCGGTACATCAGTAATGATGTAAAATGCATTTGTATCTGTAAGATAATGGTTAACCATATATCCTTCAGGTATAGCACCATTATTGGTGATAGCATTTATATCATTGTCTGCTGTTCCCGGTCTCATTTGAGACTCTAAAAGACGAGTTGCCGTAAACTGCAGAGCAGGTGGAACAATTAATCTTTTAGGTTTAGCTGCAATAAGCAATCCTCTTTGGTCTTTGAAAGCCGCAATATTAATGATTGCATCTTCTAAAGATGTCTCATTAAGATCAGCACCAGTTACTGGTCTATTGCTGTTAGTACCTCCATTAACTAATGGATGACCTCCACCACCAGTAACTCCATCACTAGCTGCTGTAAATAAATTTACACCATCACCTGATTGGAAGCTGTTGCTAAATCCATTGTTTAATGGAGCTGCAGATTTCACTTGTTTTGTATAAGCCATTGCTCTTGCTAAAGCCTTTGTATATCTAGCAGATAAAGAATCGTAGAGGTTATCTTCGATTGCTTCTTCTGTGATTGCAAAGCCTAATGCAATAGTTTCATGGTTATACCTAGCTGTAAAACTTTCTTGTGCAGAATCATAGTTGATTGCTGAACCCTCATTTTTTACACTAGCTTGACCAAATCCACTTAACTGTACTTCTTCTTCAAAAGACCTATCCGAAGATTCAGTTTCGTAAATCATAGTATGCTCATCATCGTACTTTTCGTATTCCAACCCAAACAGAGCATTAAGTCCGGGTAGAAGTTCTTTCATCATTTGTGGTCTTGCGATAGCCATTATAATTTCCTCCTAGGGGATTAGATGCCTGTTGTATTAAGCAATTGATGTCCAACATTGAACATAACAATTACATCTGTAAATCCATCACCTACTGCACTATCTGGTCCGTCAATGAACTCGATAATTTTTACAGGTAATGTATTCGTGGTTGCGATTGTAGAAGAATCTACAGAGTTTTTACTTCTGCCAATACTTGTACTTCCAGCAGTTTGTACAACTGCTGCATTGTTTCCTAATGCTGTTTGAGCCAAGGTTGCGTCACCTTGCATTCTCAATTCAACAAAAGGGTCGTTTAAAACATAAGCACTAATATCACTAGCAACAGTTGATGCTGGATAAAATTGTGAAAATGTTAATTGTTTTGTATTCGGGTCTGTATAAGAACATCCCATGAATACTCCTATTGGGGTTAATGTTGCTGTGCCATTATCAAGTGTTACTACACCTGCACTGGTCATTTTAACAAAATCTCCATAGAATATTGCAGTACTGTCGTTAGACGCAACTTTGTAATGTCTCATTTTTCCTGTGTAGGAGCCACTTGCACTTAAAGTTCCGACTGGTTCAGCACCCATTGGTGTTGCCGTTGCTGACATATTAATTTCCTTTTAAATAAAGTTTATATATAGCAGCTCAGTAAAATATTTACTTAGAGCCACCGCCAAAAGTTGACCTTGTTTTGCGTTCTGGTTTTAACATAGGCATACGAGGGTCATTTTCTTTTAAATAATTATTGTCCACAGCTTCCATTTGAGTTTGTGCCATATTTTTATAGTACGCATCTCTTTGCTCCATAAGTTCTTTTGGAGCTTTGCATAACAAAAGTCCACCAACTTCCATGTTACCTTTCCCAGCCCATTCTGAGCCGTGGTCACTTACTAAATTTAATTCAGGATGGTCTTCTGCTTTCACAGGTTCCCAGCCTTCTCTAAACTTAGAAGAAACATTAACATTATTTGGTTGACCTAAGATACTTGTTGCCACCCATCTAAATACCCATCCGTCTTGTGGTGCTGGATTAGGTAATTTGGATTGTGGTTCCCATGTATCAGTTCGTCTTGCAGTTTTAGTTCTGGATTCTGCTTCTCTTGCTGCTCTTGTAACTTCTTCAGTTACTTCTATATTTTTATCTTCAGCCATTATTCATCTCCTTAGCGACTTGTTTGGCATATTGCTCTGGTGTTATCCCAAGTCTTCTTGCGAGGTTGACTTGAGTTGCTGTTAACTGCACTTTGCGGGGTACTGAGCCGTTACTTCTAACAGCAGGTGCTACCACCGATGATGGTTTTTTGGAAATCGCAGTTGTAGTAACGACTTCGCCATTACTTTCAGCTTGTTCTTTTGTTCCAAAAAACTCAGGAAATTTGCCATGCATACGCTTGTCAACTTCCTGATAATACTCGTCACTTGTAGGAACTATATTTTCATCTTGTATAAGAGTCTCATGTAGTCCATACGCATAACCAGTCATATCTCTATGATCTTTACTTCCAAACCATTTATTCTCTTGCAACCATGATACAGCTTTAGCATCAGGTGGTGCATATTGTTCAGATACATTTTGTTGTACCTGTTGTTGAACAGGTTGTTGTACAGGTTGTTGTACAACTTGGTTTGTTTGTTGATAGTAATTTAATTTTTCATTAGTAGATTTTAAATCAACTTGAGAATTTAATATCTTCTCATTAGCATCTAACATCTTATCACTATCACCGCTTTCATAAGCGTCTTTAAATTCTTGTTTTGCTTTTTCTAACTCAGCAGTTGATTTAGCAGATATTTGACCTAGTAAAGCTTCTTCACCTTTGTTTATTAAAGCTGATAATCTTTTGTTTTCAGCTAAAACTTGTTGAGCATATCCTACTGATTCATCTCTAATTTTATGAGATGCTTCTTTTGCTCTTCTTTCTTCGTGATACTCATACTTGAGTCTATTAATTCTTTTTTTAACTTGGTCATCAACACCATCAATTTCAGATTCTAAATCATCATCATTTTTTGATTGTGTTCTTTGTGGTTTTCTATCATCAATTGGTCTATCGTCAAGAATCTCAACTTCAATTTCTGATTTAGTTTCTTCAGATTTTTGTTTTCTTTCATCAGGAGTTTTACCAATAGTGGTTGTTACTCCAAAAAATTTATCTTCAGCAGAAGTTGCAGGTTGAAAAACTTCTTCTATAACTTCTTGTTCTACGGTGTTATTTTCTTCTATCATAATACCTTAACTATACCTCTTGGGTCTTCGACTACAGCTTCAACGCTATCGTCATTGATTAAACGAAATTCTTTTCCATGTACTAAAAATCTAGTACCTGAATAAGAACGCATAATAATCCAATCGCCTTCTTTACAGAAAGGTCCACTTGGAAATCTTGTTTTATCGTTGTAACAGTCTTCGCCCATTTTAAGAACAAATCCACAAATTGAACCGACTTCTTCGATTTGCATTGTTTGTTGTGCTTTTATAATTCCGCCTTTAGTTTTTTCTTCGGCTTCGGGTAAAGCTATTAATAGCTTGTAACCTTTTGGTATAGGTAGTTGTTTTGCTTTACGAGCTTGTTCATCACTCGTTACAGCTTTAACAGATTCTACTTTTTTTGTAGACGCCATTCAATTCTCCTTTGCACTAGATATAGGTCTAGGTCCTTGCGACTTTATTGTCGATTTACTATTTCAAGTAGGTCAAGAATATCTCTTTCTACTAAAGCTAGTCCAGCTATTATTCCCGTGAAATACCTGTATTCTTCAAAATCTTTACAGTTGCCTGTACTCATATGGTCAGCATGTTCATTCATGCGATCCCTTATCTTTGTTTGTAAATTATTAACTATATTTTCTTGTGAAGCACTCATAATTATTTATTTTCAAACAATGTTTCTACTATCTCTTTACCAATCTTAACACCTTCTAACTGTTCTTTGCTACTTAATTTTGCATTTTCACTTGCAGCCTTAAATCCAATCTGTGCACCAGCTATTCTTTCTTGTGATGAAATTCTTTCTTTTTCTATTTCTTGATTAGCTTTTGACTTCTCAAGGTCTGCTGAAATTTTCATAGAATCGCTTTGCATTTTGCTTTGAACTTGTTGTTCTCTAATTTGTAATTCTTTTTCTCGTTGCTGTACAACAGGGTCTTCAAGTTTTTCTTGAACTTCTTTTTGTCGTTTCTCAGCTTGACTATCTGCTAGTACTCTTTCAGCAGCTTCAGACACAAGTTGTGATAATTGTAATTCAACATCTTCCGGTAATGGTTCATTAGGAGGTGGAAGAGGTACACCCATTTGTTTTTCAATTTCTTTTCTATATTGAAATGCTATATGTTCTGTTACATGCTCTGAAAATGCAGCCATAATAGATGAAGCATTTGGACTTTGACCAACTAGTTCTCTAATTTTAGGGTCTTGCATAGCAGCCATATGTACTTTGATATGAGCTTCATGGTCTTGATACATAAATGCTTTAGTAGGTTTGCCATTCATCATATTCATATTTTCTGAAACAGGGTCTGTTGGTTCTATTTCAGTTTCTAATGGAACTATTTTATCAGCATCTCTAATACCTAGTACATCAAGCATCTGTCTGTGTAGCTCTTGCATGTTATACATTTGAGGTGCTTGTTGTGATAACTGAAGTGCTGCTTGATACTGCATTATTCTTTGAGCTTTTGTAGCAGCATTAGGGTCAGACACAGGAACTATATCTACTTTACTATCAAAGTCTTCTGATACAAGTTCTTTACCTTTAATATCATAAGGATATTCTGTTGGTCCATGATCGAATATTATTCTTGATAATATTTTTAATTCTTGTTTTAAAGAGTTATGTATTCTAGCTTGTACTGAACCCATAACTTTTAAAGACCTTTCTAAAAGTGCCAATGTGGTGCCAACAGGAGCCTGACTATTCATATCAGACACTTTCATATCTGCTAATGAAGCAAACCTTCTTCCCTCATCTACTAAGTTTTGTAAAAGAGAATACAAAGTAGACGAAGGTTCCTTGTAAGGAAGGAAGGCTATGTTATCTTTGATGGCACCACCGGGCACATCTACATCTCTAAACTCACCCGGCATGATAGGGGTATCATCGCCTTTGATTCTTAATCCTCTGGATTTTAAACCACCCGGTAAGTTACTGAGAGTTCCTGCATCAACCAACTGTCTTAATAAACTTGTAGCTGATTTAGCTATTCCGCCTATAAGATGTATTAGACCAAAACCATAAAATCCCATTCCGGGTAGGTATTGATAATGAACGAAGTGATCTCTTCGTTTTTTCTGTAGGTCTTCTTCTAAAAAATTTCTACGAATAGAAAGAATAGTACCTGATTGATAATCTAGTGTGACAACATAAGGTAATGCTATACCTGTTGCTTCTTCGTCTTTCATGTCTTCAAAACCTTCTAAGTCAAGGTCAACATGCATTTCTAAAACAGTATGTCTTTGGTCATAGTCATATGATGAGCTATCACCTGTTAATTCGTCATATTTACTTTGTATATTTGAATGATTAGCTGATGGTGTTTGTAATTCAATATCTCTATAAAAACCAACTACCTGTAGCTTTCTAATATCATTAGTGCTTTTCTTCATTACATGAGTTGCTCTGTCGCAAGTAGTAAGGTCAGATGCACCATAACTTACAACAAAATCTTCTGCCGGTACAAACATACTAGCTGGTCTATTTAATGTTGGGTCATAATATACTTTACGAAAAGCAGAACCTGCCAATGGCAAATTAAATAACATCTTTTCGGTTTCAGTTCTGTATTCACTCATTTTTTCAGTTAATAGATAATTAAGATAATCTTTAACTCTTTCTGATTGTTCTTGTTTTTCTGTAGTTAGTTCACCAATTATTTTGGTATCTACTGGTCCTTTAGCTGGAAATAGTTCTGTAATAGCTTCTGCTTGAAATCTTACAACTGATTCAGTTAGTAAGGGATGGAATACACCACAAGCACCATTCCAAGGAACTGTTCGTTCTTCTTGTTTTAAACCTAACTGGTCTAATCCTTTTGTATAAGTTTGTTCCCAGTCACTACGAGATTCTCTGTCTGAATTATAATAACCTACTAGTTCATTTGACAATGACTCAAGTTCGTTTTTATCCATAAAATCTGCGATATTATCGTCAAAGTTTTCTGTTTCGTTTTCAGAGCCTTCGTCAAAATCTATAATCATTCCGCCTTCTTCAGACATAACAGATACTTCATCAGGATTAGTAATTAATATTTCTAATGGTGAATCTTCAACAAATTTTTCCGGTGTCTGTAATGGTTTCTCTGCCATTTAATCTCCTAGTAGTAGTTAGCGTCTCGTGGTGGTAAGTCTTCATCTTCTTCGTCTGAGTGTAAAGGTATAAATCCACCTTGTCTAAATCTTAATAATGCTTGTGTAGAAGAATCTACTAAATCGTCATGTTCACCTGAAGGGAATGAAGCAAATTCTTCAATCACTTCTTCTGAAAATCTTCTATCAGGTGCCCAAACAATTCCAGATGCAAATAAATCTGCAACAGCATTAACCCTAGCTATCTTATCATTACCTCTGCTTGGTGTATATTCTGATACTGGTATGCCCATTTGCCTTAATTCAAATATCAAAGGCAGACCTGCTGCTTTAGCTTCAACAACAAATGCTTCAGGTTGCCAATCGTTATACATTTCAAAAGCTTTCTTTTTTAAATCAGGAAACTCTAGTCTTTCTTTGTAAGCATCCAATAATATAACTTGTGGTTGTGTAACTCCATCATCGTCTGGTTTATAGAAAACACCCCATGTGGTACACGCAGAGTAGTCAGAACGCTGTGTTTTTAAAAATGCTGTGTCCCATGACTGTATTACAAATTCACACTCAGGAGGCTTCTCATCTTCCCAAACTTTCCACCACTCTCTCTTGATTATGGCAGCACCTTCCGATGTAGGGTCTTGCTGGTATTGTGCAGACCATTTGGCTACAGGTAACTCAGCTCGTAATTTTTCTAATTCTTTAATGTCCCAAAACTCTTGCCATAGACTTTTACCTGATGGCAATATAGCTGGGAACTCTATAACTTTCCAATCATCAGAACCTTCTCTTTGAGTAGAAGCTTTTAAAATTTGTCCGGTCAAGTCTCGTTTGTGCCATCTTGTCATAACAATGATGATTGCACCTCCGGGTTGGAGACGCTGACGAGGACCAGAAGTATAATATTCATAAACCTTATCAAATACAGAAGGGTCTCCACTTTGTCCTTCTTGTTCTGAATGAGGGTCATCTATAATAAGCAAATCAGCACCTTTACCAGTAACTGCTCCACCTATACCAATCGCAAAGTAATCACCACCCTTGTTCGTATTCCAACGACCAGCAGCTTTTGAATCCGATTGTAATCCAACATTAGGAAATACTCTTTTGTAATCTGCAGAACCAACAAGGTTTCTAACTTTCCTACCAAAACCAACTGCCAACTCTGCAGTATGAGCAACTTGGATTATTTTTTTTTCAGGAAAGCAACCTAAAAACCATGCAGGTAATAAATAAGATGCAAACTCAGACTTAGTATGTCTAGGTGGCATGTTTATTATTAATCTTTTTAATTTACCATTCTTAACATCGTCAAAGGCATCAGCCATAATCTTATGATGGTAACCTTCAATGAAAGCACTCCACATTTCTTTTGCAAAAAATAAAAAATGTTCTGCTGATTGTTCTTGATTCTTTGTATTTTTATAATCGTCAAGTAAATCCAATAAAGCTTTTTGTTGTTCTTCGGGCAAACTTGTTAATTTGTCTAGATCAATCAAAGTGTGGCACTCCTAAAAAAACAAAGTATGGAGTAGTAACTTTGTTGGAGTATGTAAAAATATAATTAGAAGCACCACAAAACTCTTCTAGTTTAATACTAGTATCTAGTATAAAACTATATATAAAACTTAGTTTAATACTAGCTAGTGTTCTACTAGTTAGTTTTAAACTAGATAAACCGATAAATCTCCCTATTTTGTACATAGTTTCATATCTTCACTTGTTCGTCAAGGCTTTTATTAAAGTTTTTAAATGGACTATTTCTAGTACTCATAACTGTACGCCATCTATTAGGTTGCATAGTAACCCAGCCACCCTCTTCTAATCTTTTAATCATAGCGTGTATAGTACTTTTAGAAGATACTCCTACAGCTTCTGCTATTGATTGTAATGATGGTCCACAACTGTATTGCTTCCAATGGCTTTCTATTGCTTCCAGTACTAGTAATTGCTTTTTTGTCATAAATATTCCTATAGGGGTCTAGGGGACCCTAGAACATTATACGAACATTTATATAAAAAAGATACCAGTAAGTAGGTTGAAGAAAAAAAATACCCCCCCCCTATGTGAATATGAAAAATATGAAATTATTTGTGCAAAACAGTGTGTATAGGGAGCTAGTCGAAATTTTTATATACTGGGGGTGGGAGTGGGTGGGGTCTGGCTACCTTTTTTTTAGAGTTCCTACGCCTACGCATGAGCAACTAGTTGTTACCAGCAAACAGTTCATGAATCTTTTGCTCCAACTCTAACTTGATCTCGTCGCTTGTCCTGTTATTGTTAGTGGTCTCAACTCTATCAGTAAACAATGCTACCTCTGATATCTTGCCAATCATTTCCAATGCCCTAATCCTAGCTGACTCATTGTTATTAATATCCTTGGCTTCTTTAATCAATTGATCTGTGACGAACTGTCTAAGAGAGAGGGCTGTACTAACCCCATACTGCTCTTTCCTCTTGAATCCAGCCTTAACCCTTTGGGAAACCTTTGGGTGGCTCATGAGTACTGATGCTTCTCTCCATATGCTACTGTCTTTCATGTTCTTGGTACTATATGAATTGCGATATGACTCACTAGCAGTCATGCCTGATAGTACCCCTTGTATAAACTTCTCTTGCTTAGGTGTTAACCCATCAATACTTGTTACCTTATTGTTACCCTTATCTTTATCTTTACTACTCATATATGTCTATTAACCTATTAATATTTAATTTATTTTACATATGTTTATATATGCCTAAACCCAATCATACGCTTACTTCGTAAGCAACACTAGTTCACACAGCGAACATTAGATGAACATATATATCATTTAATCCTTGTCATTTGTGGGGTAATAAACTAAGATGCATTTGTCATTTGGGATTGACGGCGATTTTGCCCCCTTTTCAAATACACCCTAGTGGGATGCTCATAGTCCCCATGAGAGCCAGTCGCAATGACATGGTTCGAGGGTTCAAGCCTAGAGCCTGAATCGATACATGGGACTTAAACGAGAAAGAGGTAACCAAGAAATCCTCACCACGAAAAATCCGGACATCATGTCTTAGTGCGTTTATCTTGGGTTGAGAGAGTGTCGCTTAATTGAGAACGTCTCTGTCCATATGCGAATGTCTTAGCAAGACTAAAGGTTTGGATGGTTTCCGGAGAGTTTAAGCCCTACAGGACACAAAACTCAAGGATATCGATGTGTGCTAAGGCTATGCTGGTGATAAACCGGCGTGTAACTTGCTTGTCTCTAGGGACTAAACTTGTAAGTGTGAAGAGTAGCTAATCCCAAAGCGATAAAATATAGGTAATAATTTTAATTTAATGGAGAAAATATATTATGAAAATAAACAAAATAATTGAACATTTAACAAAGGCTGTGAATAAATATGCTGACGAGAGCATATTGACTGCAAAGCAGATTTGGGAGGATTTAATAATCAGAGAATGTGAAGAGGGAAATGTTGAGATTCTTTTTGATGGTGGCTACTGTTACGACATCATCAACGAAACATGGAGTGATTATGGTGGAGATATGGTATGGGAAAATGCTGAAAAGATTTTTGGTTTGAAAGAACTTGAAAAACTAGGGCATGAAGCTGAACCTTACGCATCATGGAAAATATCAGTTTACAAAGGATAAACCTACTGACGAGCAACACTGAAAGGTGGCGAAATTTGGGACTCTCCGGAGTTCCATATATAGGTAATAAATATAATTAAAAATGGAGAAATTATGAATGAACTAAATAGATTAGTTGCAGAATTAGACAATGTTTTAGGTAATAGATGTATAGGCGATGGAGAGTATATCAACTCAATAGAAAGTGATATTTCTAACATAGACCCTATGCAACATTTAGGGGGTTATGACAATGGCGAATAGATTAATAAAAGAATGGGTTTCGATCAAAAAGCACTTCAGTAATATGAATGGGATGGAATGGTTTAGCTGGTATGTATTAAAGCCCTTTGCTTTGGCATTGTGCATTGTTTCATATATTGCTTTAAAAATGGGGTGGATGTAATGAGTGCTTTAGGAAAATTATTTGAAATATCAGAGACCCAAACAGCAATGAAAGTTGAAGGCGTGGTAGTTGATTTGTTTACAGCATCCTACATCGTGGGTGCTTATCATAGAGTTAATGAGAAAAATCAAAAGCATATGAGAGAGTCAACTATTGAAAAACTAATTGATGTTGCACACCTAGTTATGGGAGCAACAAAAACATACTAAATATTAACTGATTAATACTTATGGAGAGCATATGAAAAAATCAAAAAGAAAAGTGGTTGTGAATCAACAAGATAAATTAATATCTATGAAAATTTACAAGCCAAAAGTAAAAAAGAAAACAGCATTTCAGATAGCATTTGAAAATGCTAAGGGTGTATAGGTAAATTTTTCGTGGTTGGCTAGTACCACATACCTTAAAACTAGCCATTTAATTTTGACTATCGTATGGGATTAGTACCCATGCCTGAATGAGTTACTGCGAAATAGTCATTTCAGTTTTATTAATCGCAAAAATGGAGTAAATATGAAAGCGAAACAATTAGAAAAATCACTTTCCACTCTCATTTCTATTAACCAGCCATCATTTGTTTATGGTGGAGTTGGGGTCGGCAAATCGGAGATTATCCACAAAGTTGGAAAGTCTCTTGGTTTTGAGATTAGAGATGTGAGAGTATCATTGCTAGACCCTGTAGATTTAAGAGGAGTACCTAGCGTAAAAGAAGGAGTTACTGTGTGGAATCCACCAGTATTTTTACCAACTGAAAAAGACCCAAAAACAATATTGTTCTTGGATGAGTTACCTCATGGTAGCCCTAGCGTACAAAACGCTTTGTTTCAGTTAGTTAAAGATAGACAACTTGGCGAATATACACTTCCTGAATCAACTGTGATAATTGGTGCTGGAAATAGGATGTCAGATAAAGCCGGAGCAAATAGAATGAATACAGCATTGGCAGGTAGATTTATTAATCTTGAATTTGAGCCTTGCGTAGACGATTGGATAGACTGGGCAAAATCAAGTGGAAAAATTATTCCGGAAGTCATAGCCTATATGAGATATAGACCTGAGAATCTATTTGTTTTTGATAAAAATGCAAAAATGGGAATTAACGCCACGCCTAGAACTTGGGAGTATGCTTCAAGAATTATGGCTCAATCGCCTAGTGCTGATATTGAGCATGAACTACTTTCCGGAACTATTGGACAAGGAGTTAGTGCTGAGTTGATAGGGTTTATGAGAACTGTAAGAGGTTTACCATCATTGGATAAAATCTTAAATGACCCTGAGAGCCTTGATACTGAGTCTGACCCAGCTATCTTGTATGCAATTACTAGCATAATCGCTAGGAAAATGGATAAGAAAAACATCAATAAGTTCATGAAATACTTAGACACATTACCTGATGAGTTTGCGATTTTGTGTATGACTGATGCAATTGAATCAAATCCTGATTTGAAAAAGACTAAAGCGTTTATTGATTTTGATATCAAACATCAAGACATTACGCTTTAAACCAACTGATGATTAGCTGAAATGCTATGAAATGAATCTGTAAAAAATAAAGTTGTTTATAACTTTGTTTTTCCTTAATGGTTAGATTCATATTGGTAACAAGTATTAACTAATTAATACTTAAATATAGGAGTATTTTTATGGCAGTAGCCTTAAACGAAAAAGCCATGCTCATCAAGGTTGAACTCAAGAAATGGGGTGGGACTAAAACTGATAAATCCTTATCAGAAAAAATAGGTAATGATTCTAATACTGATGCAAGTTTGTATTCAGTTTCTAAGAAACTTACTAAGTCCAAAACATTAAAAGAGATTAAAAAAATTGATGGACAGATAAGAACTGACTGCATTTATTCAGGTGCTGGATATAGAGGTTTTTGTCATGCATGGGATAACAATGGAAACTACTTATTACCTATCGATGCAAAAGATAGGTTTGAGAAAAGGTTTTCAGAATATAGAGATGATAGAGAGAAATTGGTAAAACAGTTTGTTTCTGAATATCCGGAGATTATCAAAAGTGCCGAGCATGAATTTGGTGCTAACTTTGATTCAAATGATTTCCCTCATGAGACTGAAATTGGAGAGTATTTTTCTTGCGAAGTTATTAAGAATGTCGTTCCATCAACTGATGATATTAGAATTAATTTATCTAAAGATGAGATTGACGAACTTAAACAAAATGCTAAGAAGCAAGAAGAGGATAGAGTTGAAAAGATAACCAAAGATGTTACTGATAAAATCAATGGCGTACTTGGACACTTTTCAGAAAAAATAAAAGCAGGTGAAACATTTAGAGATTCAACGCTTGATAAAGTTATGGAACTTTGCGAAGTTATACCGGCATTAAATATTGGTGGTGATTCAAAAATTCATAAGGCTCATCAAGGTCTGATGGATATTTTCACTGGCAAAAACATCGATGCTCAATCATTGAGAGATGATAAAGATAAGGCTAAAGAATTAGCTGATAAATCTGATGAGATTATCGAAGGTCTTGAAGGGTGGTTAGATTGATAATGCAAGAAATGACGAAAGCTAGGACTGAACTTATTATCAAACATCCCTTTTTTGGAAAGATTGCTTTAGGAATGGTGATGGTTGAAAGAGATGATATTGATACTATGGCTGTTGATGGTACTCACTTGTTCTATAACAAGGACTTTGTATTGAGTATTACCCATCAAGAAAGAGTTGGTGTTATTGCTCACGAAGTTTTACATATCGTTTTCAAACACCACCTGAGAAGAAAAAATAGATGTCCTCAATATTGGAATGTTGCCGGTGATTACGTTATCAATGCAGTACTATTTGAGCATAAGTTTGTTTTGCCTGATGGTGGATTGTTTGATAGAAAATATGTCAATCAAAAAACTGAAACTGTCTATGATCAAGTATTCAAAGATAAGCAACACGATAACGCCCAATTGGTTGGAGAGGTTATTGATGCTGTTGGAGATGATGGAGAGAAACTCACAGAATCTCAAGTAAAAGATGCAGACATAGAGGTAACAATACAAGTGCTTCAAGCAGAGCAAAGTGCTAAGGGTTTCTCAAGTAAAGGTATGGGAGATGCTACTAAAGGCATGATGGATGTCGTAAAAGACAATTCAGTATCTTGGGAGGAAATCCTAATGAACTTAGTATTGGACAAAGTCCCATCTAGCGATTACAACTTCAATAATGTAAATAGAAGGTTTATACATCAAGACCTTTACTTGCCTAGTTGTGAAAAAAAGCCGAGTGCTAAAGGCGTTCTTGCTATTGATATCAGTGGTTCTACAAATAAAGAAGATCAAGCCATGTACATAAGTTGTGCAAATGACATTAAAGAAGTGGCTGACTTCGAAGAGCTTACAGTTATCTATTGTGATGATGCTGTTAGAAGAGTTGATACCTTTGGTAGAGGTGAAGAGATTGAATTACATTACATGAGAGGTGGTTGCACTGATTATGAACCTGTAATCAAATATATAGATAAAGAGTTAGACAATGATATCTCATTCTTAATCTATCTTACTGATGGTTATTGTACGCCATGTACTGAGCCTGAATATCCTGTAGTTTGGGCTACCACCGAGACTTCAAGTTACTTCACCTTTGGAGATATAGTTGATGTTGCTTAGGCAACATTGACTATTAACCTGTTAATAATTAAACCAACTGATGATTGTCTGAGATGACATGAAAACAGATAGCGAGTGCTGTCTGTTATTGGTAATTTAATATGACCTTGGAGGGTCGAAATTATGAAAAAATCAAAATACTTAGACACATTAGAAGACTTAGAAGACGATTTGATGCGAGAACTTAAATCGTATGTAAGTAAAAAATCCATGATTGAGAATGTAATTCCTCATGATATGGATTCTCTATTTGCGATAGCAAAAGCTAACCCTAAACAATTCGATTATGTTATTAAAAATATGAGACAAGTGATTACTATGCACTTGGAAAGAAAAATTGGATTGAGATAAACCAACTGATGATTAGCTGAGATGCTATGAAAACATCCCAATGATTGGGGTGTTATTGGTGCTATCAATCGATAGTAAATAATAAAAATGGAGTAAGTATGGAAAATAATATTTATACAAAAGATTTAAAAGATATTAAAAATATTTTTAAGAACTTTTGGACACAATCACAGTTGAGTAAAGACGAGCCTATTATGTATATGTTTTCAGATAAGAAAACAAATACTGATTGGTTCAAACATTCTTTAACAAGACAATATATAAAGGTGAAAAGCTAATGGCTAAATTAGAAAGAGGACAAAAAATTTATTACAAAGACTGGACTGATAACAACAAAATCTATCCGGCAAAAGTAATACATTGTAAATACAGATATGTGATTATAGATGTATTACTAAATGAACTTAGTAATGTTTGGAAAAGATGGGAAGTAAACATTGAAGATTGTGAACCAACAGATGATTTTAATATTATCAGACCTCTTGGTGCATGGTTAGGAGAAATGATTGAATTTAAAGAAGGAGTAAAAGCTAATGAGTAAACCAGTAATTGAATTTGGTGGGTTGCCTTGTTATTTAGAGAATAAAAAATTAGATAACTCAAATAAAATTGGAGAATGTGTAATTGATGATATAGATCATATTGGTTACATGACTAAAAGAAGCAATAGTTCTTATCTTTATGTAGTTAAAAAAGGAGTAAAAGATGTATAAGATATTTGTATATCAAGAATTGATAAAGAGTGTTGTTCCGGTGGCTAAATTTAGAACTTTAAGTCAAGCAATTGATAAGAAAACTAGACTAGTTAAACAAGGACACTTTCCAACTATAAAAAAGGATAAGTTATGAAGAAAAAAAACTATGAATATGCTGTTTATAAACTATCTTGTTATCTACAAGATTTTTATGGAATGAACATTGGTGGTGTAGAAGACCCTGTAAGGGAAAAATCCTATCAAGATAGGTATGGTGTTTGGTATTTACGAGGAATCAATGAAACGACTTTAGCTAAAGTTAAAGCTAATGGATTTGTGGTACTTGGAGAATAAATATTAACCTGTTAATAAATAATATGGAGTCATTATGACAATAAGAAACGAGGAGTTGCTCAATAAAACAACAATAGAAATAGTAAAAATATGTAATGAAATTTATACGAAAGTAGATAGAAGTACCGGAGACACGACAGATATATCTGATGCTGATACACAGTTACTAAAAGTTTTTAATCTTTTAGTTGATATGAATCAAGTTAATTTGAATATCTTACATCCGGAAAGAAATAGAAAAGTTAGAGTTTGCCATTTGGTGCATGAAACAACTTCATTTGGTTCAGAGGATGCTTGGATAACTGAAGAGTTTGTAAAACATGATTGGTCTAATGTTTAATTTTAAGGGTATACCTATCTATTGGTTGCATAAACAAAACTTAACAAGGGGGCTTACATGAGCCTCAATTTCACAAAAAGGAGAAAATATGGGAAATAAAAGAAAATTCATATATAAAAAACCATTTGATACTAATGAGTCAATTGGATTAAAAAGTATGCCACAAAGACACAATGTTCATACTCATATATTTAATGACAGACATGCTCATGGACAAGAAATATATTTTGATAAAGAAGTAGCATTTTTAAAGATATTTTTTGACGCTAATTTAAGAAACTTTCCATCTCGTATCATTGCTAATTACAAAGATTTAGTAGAAGTATTTGGAAAACCTCTCAAAAGCAGAATCAAAGATATTAAATCAGGAGCAGTTTTCTTAGGAAATCTTGAAGATTGTTGGGCTACTGATGTTAGCTGGTTCATAGTCTTGAAAGATGAAAAGTGCAAAGGTAGAAATATTTATACACCTGTAATCATTCGTAACAATGGTGGTAATGGAAAAAATCATAGTAAGTTGTACCCTTGGATGCATAATAAATTCTCTAACAATGGTGCTAATCCTACAAGTTGGCGTGTAGAAACGCTGGAAGAAAATTTTGGAAATGCTTATTGCTCAAACAAATCACAAATTCAGGATTTGTCAGAGATAGAATCTTTTCAAATTTATGTTGGTAGAGATTATTCTTATGACCAATCTCAGGGTGTTAGAAGTATAGAAGAGAATAGAAAATATATTAGTAATTTAATTAAGGAGTTTAAATAATGGCAAAATATTCAACGAGAGTGATAGTGACTTTAGATTTTGATAATATTCCGGAAAGGGAAGAAGTCGAAAGTACACTATTAGATATAATAGAAAAAGATGAGTTGGTTTATGAAACAGTTATCAGTCCTGTAAGTAAACCCCTTGTCTCAATCAAAGTAAAAGAAAAAAAGGGAATGAGTTTAAATGAAAAAGAAAGGCATATGCTTCATATTATGACTACATTAATTTATCTAAGTGGGCAAAGCGATAATGCTGAAGAAATATCAAGAGAATTATTGCATAACTATGCTTTCTTAAATAATAACTTTTTAAAAGACTTAGGATTTTATGAGAGACATACCCTAGCTAGAAAATTAATTAGGGCGTGGTGTTGATATGAAAAATGTAAGTTGTCTACACAGAATAATATCTTTTGACGAAGATACTCAGACTGTTTGTGGAGAGTGTGGGGATTTATTTTCTTTAGTTGTAGATGAAGATGAAGAGGAGGTTTACTTTGAAATACTACACGAAGAATCTAATGGTAGCTTTACAGCTTTTCACAGAACCTTTGAAGAACAAACAAAATTATTTAACGAAATTTCAAGCATACATTAAGGAGTAATAATGAAAATGAAAACAACAATAAAATTTACAAAACAACCTAAACCAAAAACCGGCTATGTTACAACGCGTATGCCTGATAGTTTAAGGATGTCTATACAAGAGATAGCTGATGAGAATAGGAGGAGTCTATCTTCTCAAATAGTATTTATGCTTGAACAACAGATTCAACAGCATTAATACAACATTCTTTAGAGTTATCTAAATTTTTTCTATACAAGCGTTCAGATATTGCATTTAGTCCCAGTTTTAAGAGGTGCAATTCTTGTTCGCTTGATATAGGTTTATCAAAACAAACAACATTTATAAGAAAATCAGGTAGACCAATAGCTGTGTTTTGGGATGCTGGTGTACGGGAGTTTCTTAAAATTTTTGTGATCCTTGTAAGTACAACAGATTTTAAGGATTTATGGGAAGCAGTATTTGACATACCACCATCTTGGAACGTAGCGTTCATGTTAACTGATGATGGGAACATACCGGATTTTGATGCTAATTTATAAATAAATTCACCGGCATGATGTTGAGACTCATCTATTAACGAGTTAATAAATAACTTATCTATATAAATCTGAGTCTTAATTCTAGTTCTATATATTCCTGTCCCCAAATCCTCTAACTCACATTCAAAATGCGAGTGTAATTCTTTAGTTCCTAAATCTGTAGGATTAAAATTCCCAATCAAATTCCTCAACATAATTCACCTCATTGCTTTTTTCAGAGTAAACACCGGTAGGTGGATAATATTCTAGCATTGTTTCACCTTGCGTACCTATCCATTTGAATCTACATTTCCAACAATGTATTTCTACATCAGTACCCTCACTTCTATGAACTGTAATTCCTAGGTCTGCCTTAGCGAACCAACTTGCACTACCTGATATTGAATATCCTGTTGGTACTGGAATTTTTCCTTTCATATCCGGATATAATTTAGTGGGATGTGCAATGAACCAAACATGGATATCATGAGCTTTTGCAAATTGACTTATCTTGGTTAGCATACTTGATATAGCATCTGTCTCAGATAAAGAATTTTTATCCATGTCAAGATAGTTGTAAGGGTCTATGACAAGACCTCTTGCTCCTATCTGTCTAACAGCCCCAATTGCTTTTTCTAGCACAGAATCTATTGTGCTTGACTCACCATTCGTATAATCAATAAACATGAAATGTTCCTCAATAAATTTAAGAGAATTATCTCTCTCATCCTCATTCATTCTTGCAGTCGCACCACTAAAGAATGGTTTATCAATAAATTTTTCAGATAGTTTAGCAATATGTATATCCGGTGGATTCTCAAAACTACATACAGCAAATTTCCAATCCTCTTTTTTAGCTAAGTTCATCATAATCATGTCAATGAACTCAGACTTTCCTGAAGATGGTATGCCTGTAACAACTGATAACTGACCACCAGCAATTTTAAAAAGCTCATCTACATTTGAATAGCCTGTTGAAGCTCCTGTCATAAAGCCTTTGTCATATAAATCAATAACACTATTTTCATAATGGTCGCTTTTGTATAAACCGGATAAAGGATATGGCTCACTATTCTCTATGCACTCTTTGAGTATTTGTTTGCCATGCTTCAGAAGTGTTTCATTCGCATCTTTACAATCATCAGGTAGTGTTGCTAACCAAACTTTATTTTTACCTATACGCCTAGCAAGTTCCTCTGTAAGAGCTTCACCTGAAGAATCTTTATCACAGCATAGAACTACTTTATCTACCTTATCTAATTGCTCATTGGCGTTCCAAATATAAGCAAACTTTTTATCCTCTTGTGGAGAAATCTTATTGTTGGAAACTTTCATAACAGCACCATTGGGAACTGACATAGCACATTCAACCCCACTTTCAAAAAGTGCAAGAGCATCAAATTCTCCCTCACAAATAACTATTAAATCGTCAATAGTTAATCTATCTAACCCAAACAGCGTTCTAGCTGACCCCTCTTGAGTAAAACCTTTTCCCTCAATTGTTCTCCATTTAATCGCATAAACATTCTTGTCATTGTAATATGGAAATCCTATAGCATCTTGAACCCCAACCCCATTGAACCCTCTCCTGTCAAACAAGACACCATATTTTTCGGCAGTAGCATCTGATATACCCCTGTCTGAAAGCATTTTGTTTTCATGTTTATCTTTTCTAGCCGTGGTTAACGGCTGTATTTTCATTGGGATTATTTTTTCTACTTTCTTTTCTACCACCACATTATTCTTTTTGTTCATGTCTACTACTCCACTTAATTGACAATGCCAACATTGATATAAAACCTTATCGCCATCTCTTGTAAGAGATAAAGTTCGTTGATTTTTCTTCTTTCTACCATGAGAACAAGATGGACATTCTATCCTCTTGTTTGCAAAATCCTCTATGTATTGAGAATTAATTATTGAAACTACCTCTTGCATTTTTTACTCCTTATCTTTAGTATTCATATAATCTAGTATTAAACTATACTTATATCTATTATTTAAAACATATCTAGTATTAAACTATCTAGTTATATACTAGGTCTCTTTTCCAACACTTTCCTTTTGCCAAACTAAAGCCCTAATAGATGAAATCATATTATCGGCAGTAGTCTTTGGGTTATCACTACTTCTTAAATTAACTAAAGATTGTCTCAATGACTTAGAATTTAATTCAGATAGTTCACATAACTTATCAAAGTCTTTTGAGCCAAACCAATCATAAGCCTTATAAACTTTCTTATCATCATTCGATACAGCATCTCTTATCGCTTGATATATAACTGAAAGATATAATTCTTTATTCATAATATTTATATAATTAATTTTTAATTTAGTATTTGTATTTAATATCAAAATACATATAATGACAAGGGTAAAGATTAAAAAGGAGTAAAAATGTTTAAGATTGAAAAGAATATACCAATACCACCTGTCAATAGAAAAGTTAGAAGAAAACCTAATAGCATTACTAAGTGCTTACAAACCCTTGAAGTCAATGAATCTTTTGTAGTGCCTATACCGGAAGGTTTAAACGCTATGAAGTTTAGGAATCAGATTGGCTATGCAAAGTCTGTTATCAAACATAAAAGGAAAGATAATTTTTCTATAATTACAAGAGAAGTCGATGGGGGGATTAGAATATGGCGAGTAGAATAACCAACAAACATAATCTACCTCAGACTTTAGTAAACCTTGCTAAGAGTAGAGATTATTCAAGAGGTAAATCAGATAGGTCTATTACGCAATTAATAGATAGTCCTCAAGTATCAGTATTAAGGATGGCAAATGAAAATAATATTTCAGAGGATGTTGTCGATACTTTTTGGGCAAATCTTGGTAGTGCTATCCATCATATAACTGAGAAGGGTGCAGATGATGATCACTTAGTTGAAGAGAGATTGTTTACTGAAGTTGGCAACTGGACAATTTCCGGTGCTATTGATATTCAAAAATTAGAAAGTGATGGAAGTATTAGCGTGTTGGATTATAAATTCACTAGTGTTTGGAGTGTCAAGAATCCTAAGTTGGATTGGGAAAGACAATTAAATTGCTATGCCTTTTTAGTTGCTAAGGAAAAGAAAAAGAAAATTAAAGACTTAAAGATTGTAACTTTTTTGCGAGATTGGAATAGAAACAATGCAAAAAGAGATTTCAAATATCCTCAACAACAAATATTAGTAGTACCTATAAAGCTATGGTCTTTTAAAGAGCAAGAGAAATACATGGAGGATAGGGTTAGATTACATCAGGAGACTGTGTATGGCTTTATAAGTAATAAGTCTATGTCTGAATGTACTGATGAAGAAAGATGGCAGAGAGAGGACAAGTACGCTGTTAGAAAAGAATCTAATGTCAGGGCATTAAGAGTATTTGATAACAAAAAAGAAGCTGAAAAGTTTTTGAAAGAAAGCAAGACTACCAAAGATAGTAAAGAGTATGTGATAGACGAAAGAAAAGGAGAGCCTATTAGATGTACTGGAAACTATTGCAAGGTGAATGAATGGTGTAACCAATATCAAGAGTGGAGCAAAACGAACCATGTTGAATAATTCGAGTGGTTTAAATATTAACAAGTTAATAAACAAAAAAGGAGAAAGAGTGGGAAATAAATTAACAATGAAAAATGAAGAGGTTTTGAGAAAGATAATAGGATTTATGCAAGTCTTATCTAGCGAAGGCATACCACATATCAAGGTAGCGTTTGAAGATGACAGGCATATTCTTATACAAGATTATTCTAGGCGTATCATAACGCAACAAAAAATGACCTTTGACGAATTCGTATCTACAGATACAAAATTATTAATACAAGCAACAAGGAGTATGCAAGATGGAGAATAAGAATAAAGAACAAGCTATGGAACAAATAAGTTATGGACTGGTATGGAAAACATTAAGTAAGATTGATGTAAGTGACAAGGTAGAAAAGAAAATGAATTTGAGTTATTTGTCTTGGAGTTATGCATGGTCAACTATGATGGATTATTTTCCTGATGCTCAATATACTTTTTATGAAAATCAAGAGACTGGAGTTCCTTATGTAGTTTTACCGGATGGAACAGCAGAGGTTAGATGTAGAGTGACCATAGGTAGCCTAGCAAGAGAGATGTGGTTGCCTGTAATGGACTTCAAAAACAATGCAGTTATTAATCCAAATGCAAGTGAAGTTAATAAAGCTAAGATGAGAAGTCTTGTTAAAACTTTAGGAATGTACGGATTAGGCATAAATATTTATGCCGGAACTGACTTGCCTATTCCTGATAAACAAACTAAAACTAAAGAAGATATTTCTGAACAAAAAGAAGAGTCAGAGCCTAAAGTCAAAGATGAACATGACGAGAATTGGGCGAACCTATTTTTAGATGGTATACAAGTACCTCTTAAAATGTGTAAAGATATAGAACAAATGAATAGTATCTTTATTCAAAACAAACCATCAATCGACATAATCGAAAGTAGACACAAGGATATTTTTGTGAAGATTGTAGAATTATTTAAAACTAAAAAAGGAGAAATATCATAATGGATTATAAAAACAAAGCTAAGGTAACTGGGAATGTGTTTAAGAATGGCTACAAGCAAAAGCAAACACATCCTGATTATAAAAGTACTATAACTATTAGTTCTGAGTTGCTAAAAGAAATGGTTGAAGCTATCAAGTCAGATACAAGAAGAGAGAAAGGTGCTGATTTAAGCATAGCTATGTGGCATAGAGTATCTAAGAATGTAAATCCAAAGACTGGGCAAAATACAGAGTATCTATACTGTGCTTTAGAAATGGACACTTACAAAAGCGACAAAGAGAAAGCAACTCAAGAGGTAGTTGATACTGTAAATGTTGAATCAAGCGTTAAGAATGAGAACTCTTACGATGATTTGCCATTTTAACTATTAGCTAGTTAATAATTGCTCAGTCTGATTTTTCCACATTGCGTGGGGGTTTGTACAGACTTAAAAAAACAATAACCAATAATTGCTGAGTGTTGAGTCTCACTTTAAAAAGACTCACCTAATTTTACAAGGAGTTAATTTTGAAAGAAGAAAAAATACGAAGTCAAAAGTATTTAAAATTTGTTAGAAAATATCCTTGTCTTGTATGTAGTAAAGAAGGAGTTCATGCCCATCACTTACGACATGCACAAAGAAGAGGATGGGGAATGAAAAATGGTGACCAATGGGTAGTTCCATTATGTGCTGAACACCATATGGATTGTCATAGAACTGGTAGGGAAAGTATGTGGTGGGCTTTGAATGGAATAGATTCCCTTTCTTGGGCAGAAAAAAGTTATAAAAAATGGAGTAGTAATGAAAAAGTTGTTTAGTAAATATTTTTATAGATTATTAGAATGGTCTTTGCAAAGGAAGGAAGATAAGTTAATGAGGAAGAGGAAATGAATGAACTCATTAATGAAATAATAGCTGAGATCAAAAGAGATATTGATCTAGATAATATGATGGCTCTTAGAGACATGTTGACTAGGTTGTTAGAGGATGGAGATAACAAACATATACTTACTTGTTACCTATCTGAGTTTCCGGAATTACGAGAAGAATACAAGGATAAGAAATGACTAAATGGCATGGTGGGAAAGGCAGTCGCGACCGGACAAAAGATAAAGATAAATATGCTGAGAGCTTTGAAAAGATTTTTGGCAAAAGAGAGAATGATAATAAAAATAAAAAAGGAGTAAAAAAAGATGGAAAATAAAATAGAGGAGTCTATTGAGAAGTGCTTGGAGAGATACATAAAAGCATATGATATTTTGATGGATTACTTTGAAGAATTATCTGACGAAAGCAAATCAGAAATACACGAAAAATTAAATAAAATAAATTTATAAGGAGAATAAATATGGATAATTATGAAGACACATTTCAAAAAGCAACTATAACTTATGAGGCAGTAAAGATAGCAGTAAGACAAGATAAGAATGGATATATCTTGCAACTTGCAGTACATCCATCTGATGTACCTGAAAGCCTTTTAAGGGATTGGGTTGGCAGTAGGTATCAAGTGGCTATGGTTTTATTAAATGAACAAGAAGAGCCTGTAGTTCCCTCAGATAAGAGTGAGGGAGAGAAAGCTGTAATGAAAGCCGGACTTCTTTGCAGGGAGAGAGAGTTTCAAGACTTTATAATAGACAAACTTAATATTGATGAGTGGGAGAAAGAAGGTTTTGATGAAGCACAATGCTCTGAAAGACTAAGAGATTATTGCTCAATCAAAAGTAGAAGTGATTTAAGAACTAATGAACATGCACGTCATGTCTTTAATGGTTTATTAAATGAGTTTAACTCATGGAATGTTTAGATAAGAATAAGGTTAGGTGGTGGAAGTGGCATAAAAATAATCCGGAAGTTTGGAAACTGTTTCAGAAGTTTACTTTTGAGGCAGTAAGAACTGGGAGAAAGCACTATTCACATTGGGCAATTATACAAAGAATAAGATGGGAGACTGATATAATAACTAAAGGTAGTTCATTTAAAATATCAAATGATTTTATATGTTATTACGCTAGATACTTTATACATAGCTATCCTCAACATAAGGACTTCTTTGTTATAAAGCCATTGAAACATGAAAGGGGGATTAAGAATGAAGCTAAAATTAATAAAGGTGGAATTGAACAAATCGAAAAATTGTTCTGTTAATTTGCCAATAGGTTTAGAAAAAGATAAGTATAAAAAAGGCGAGTCATTATTTAAAAAGATTAAGTTAAAACTAATTAAATGAAAATAACTTTACCTTTAAATGTTTACTACTCTAAAAATAAGAAGTTCATTCTTAATTTAAACAACTATCGAAATGCCCATTATAGAATCTTGTCAAGTTCTAAAAAAATTTACACAGAAAACCTCTTACTTGAACTCAAAGACCTAACCAAATTTACCAAACCGGTAACATTGACCTATATCTATTACGCTAAGACTAAGAGAAGGATAGACATAAGTAATCCTTGCTCAGTCATAGACAAGTTTACTTGCGATGCTTTGGTTAAGGCAGGGATTATAGAGGATGACAGCTTTAAACAAGTGAAAGAAGTTGTTTATAAGTTCGGTGGGTTTGACAAAGAGAACCCCAGATGCGAACTTTTCATATCTCTGTAAGTAGAAAGTCTTTACCTATAAGGTTCTTACAGAACTTTAATAAACAATACTAGAAAAATTAATAAGCCCCAGACACTTTTAATTATTTTGAAATACAAATGCTTTAGCTATAGAGCTTATAACTATTAACCTGTTAATATTTAATTAACTCTTGCTTTGGGTTGTATGTCCTCTATGAAAAACTTTCTAATTCCGGAAACATCTGAAGCTCTCAGTAATGTATTTTCTATTTGATTTAGCTCTAATATTTGATCTCTTTTTTCATCTCCATCCAAACTATTACTATTTTGTATTATTGCTTTTGCTTGTCTTATTTCTGCTAATTGGTCTGAGGTTTTCTTTAAGTCCTTTTCTAAACTCTTTAGGACATCTGCATATTCTATTCTGTACTCACTCAACATATCCAATGCACCCATATCTCCCTCGTCTATAATCTTTTTCTCCAATACTCTAAAACTTTCAACTTGAGTATCTACCATTTCTTTCAAATCAAAGAATTGATTTTCCAATCGATTGCCCTCTGCTGGTAATAAAAAAGCCCCCACTACTGGAAGCTGGTCGACACGCATTGATGCACCAGTGGGAGTGTCTGAATTTAAAGTTAATAATTTTTCTACCATTGACATAGCATATGTACCTGCTGTACCTGTGTAACCTGATACTAAATTTTCTATATACAAAGGACTCATATTTAATTCATCACCTACTTTTTTATATATAGTATCTGTACCGGGTCTATAAGCTAAGTCATCTAAATCTTCTAAATATTGAGGAACTATTCTTCTACCTGTATAAAAATCATAGTTAAAATAATTTTCAAGTATAGGTTGTACTGCAGTTATTTCTAATGGATTTACTTTTAATGTACTAGAAATATTTCTTTTCATACTTTCTGTTAAATCTTTTTTTGTATCATCACCAAATGTATAAGCCATAAGCCTCATTGGAACTGTAACAGTAAAAAATCCTACTTCAAATGGCAATGGAAGTCCTATAGGAGCACCTATTAATTTTTTACTTCCCGGAACAATAATATAATTATCTTTAGTTTCTTCAGATGCTTCTTCCCATTCTTCTGAATCTTTAACTAAAAAATAATAATAAGGCATTAAAGACATCATACTTAGAACTCTCAATGCAACTGCTCCTGCTCTTTTTTTACGAGATAATTTTTTACCTATTCCATATTGACCTGTAAGACCTCTATAAAAAACATCTACACCTTGAAGTCTTGGATTTAAAAACATACTTGACTGTGCAATAATTTGGAATACTTCATTGTTTCCACGCCTTGTAAAGTTAAGAACTTCCATAGCTTGTGATAAAGCTTCTGCTACATCTCCAGTTCTTTTTAAAGTATCTTTATATACAGATACTCTAGTTGCTGCATCAGTTATAGCAGTACCTTGTCCAAGTAAATCCCAAATTTTTGTTACTGCATCAAAAGGTGCTAATGCTACTTTAGATAAAGTAGTTCTTTCTTTATATCTTTCTTTTTTATATGCTTTTTTAATAAGAGCTTCGGTAGTATCTATATCTCTAACACCTCTTTCATAACCTTGAATAATTCCAGCATTTCTTAATTCTATATATTCTTTAGGCAAGTTGCCTGTTAGCATACCGTAAGAAATACTTGCACTTTCTTTAAGTTGAGAAAGGACTGGAACATAATTAGCACCACTCAATGCCCAAGCAGATACTGAATCTCTAAGAATTTGCCTAAACCAAAAGTCAGGCATCCTAGTTATAAGATCACTTGTTACTTGTTTAGTTCCTCTTGCAAGTTTCATTATCATGTTTTGTGGAAGAAAAGCTCCACCACTCATAATAGTAAATAGATTATAGTTATCTGGGTCATCAACTCTAAAGGATTTAGTTTGACCTTTTACTTTTACTTTAATTATATTATTACCCGGAGTATTATTTTTAACATTTTCTGCTCCACCTGTAATAACTAAGTCACGCATAGTTCTATTAGCAGCTACATTTTTCATACCTGCATTAATTGCTGCTCTTGCGTTTTGTGTTATACCAGTTATTGGGTCAACAATATTTTTAGTTTCACTACCTTTAGCTGTTTTAAAAGGAGAAAGTTGCATACCTTGAAATATTTGTGGTCCTTTAAAATTTTCATCTCCTTCTATTGCTCTAAAGAAAGGAATGTAATCTGCATGTTCCGTCCAAATATTTCCTGTTTTTTCAGTAAGAACTCCTGTATCTATTAGGAATCTAACTAAATGACTATTCCAACGCTGGTAGTCATCAATCATTCCTTGTATTTCAGGATGTTCTTGTAAAGCAATCTTTCCATCTTTTATATCTTGTGCATTTATTTTTACTTTTCTACCTTCAGCATTAAATCTAGTTTCTCTTTTTACTGCAAGTACAGCCTGAAATGCCCACATTAACTGTGGGTTGTTATAAGCATTTTTAAATATTTCGTGAGGTGCTTTTATTGGTTTCCCATCTTGAGGAGATATATCTACTACTGTAGTAAACCCTTTCTTTTTATTGTAAACAGGTGCTCCATGCATGAAAGCTTGTTGATAGATATCTCCTGACCTATCTGAATGATACATAGCTGCAATAGCTGAGTAAGCAGCAGACATCATAGCTTCTCCTTGCTCTGATTTTTTAGCAGCTTCATAACCATTTTCTGCTATTAAAGCATACTGATCTAGTATTGCTTCTCTAAATTTTCTAGGATTAACTGATTTGAAAGCTTTTAATATTATGTTTGTAATAGTATCTGTTTCAGGAATTGAATCTCTTACAGTCATTTTTTTAACTAATCTTTCAGCAGAAGGTTTAAGTGGTTTGCCACTATTTTTAAATGAATACTTTAGATTAGTATTATTATCTATGCCATCTATAATAGAGTCTACATCTAAGTTAATTGTACTAATATTTTTAATATCTTTTTGTGCATTGATTGCTGATAGTTTTGCTTCAGGAGAAGCGTTGTCACTTATAACAGGAGTGACTCCTGCTTCTATTGATTTTTGTTTTTGGAGGTCAGTCTCTCTAACAGCTTCTTCGATTGCTTCGGCAAAGTCACTTCTTCCTTCATAGCTTCTTCGAACATCTCCGATTCCAACTTGTCTAGGCTCTCCATAGACTTGTAATAATTTTGCGGTATCTTCTTCAACTGTTTGCTCTCCTTTTAAAAAGTTATTATTTAGGAAAGCATAGTTATCAATTAAACCAGATTCCTTTAATCTATTGTAAGTATCTCTTGGTGTATTTTCAACATCAAGAAAATAATCAGTAGCTATAAGTCTACCAGTACTTACAAATCTATTCATCATTCTAACCAAAGCATGATTAAAGTCTGTATCAACTAAAATAGCATCTACTGTATAGCCTTTGTCTTTTAGCATTTGGATTTTTTTTTCTAAACTGCCAAACTTTTTACTACCACCAACACTAGGTATAATAATATTTACACCCATATTAGAAAGTTGATCTGTAATAACAGTAGCATACTTACTAGAAACTGGTGCAGTAGCATTAGCACCTAAGCCACCTCTAAATTCAGGCATTAATTTTTTAGCATCATCTGAATCTATAATTGTAGATTTAGTATCTCTTGCTATTTGTTCTGCAAAAAAAGATTTTCCTGATGCTGGTAATCCAATTATAAATGTAGCTTTTTTATCTGTAGCAACTGTGCCTTCTGCATAAGATATAGCTTTTTTAATTAATTCAACTAAAAACTCACTCTTAATTTTTGTATCAACTATTGGTTGGCTAAACATTCTTTTTTCTGCTTCAATCAATGCAGGATGTTGCAACATATTACTTAATTTTTTTTGTGTTATGTTTCCTAGTTCTATTGAATCTAATAGTTTTTTTAAATCATTTAGTGCATTATTGTAATCTCTGTCAGTCATATCTTTGACAGTTCCATCTTCTCTTTCTAATGCTAAAGTTACAGTACTTCCAAGACCCAATGAAGGTGACATCATTACATCAAATATTCTTTCTTGAAGTTCTTCGTCAAATTGTTTTATACTTTTTTCACCAGTTGCTTTCTCTTCTAAAATTCTATTTCTAATAGATTTTAATTCCAATGGTCCAAGTCTATCTAATTTAGATGGCACTAAATCATTTACATTAACTAAAAGTTCTTGTTCATATTGTCTTGAATAAATTCTTCCATCAGGGTCTGTAAATTGTTCTGTTGCAGCTATAGCATTTACATCTGCTAATACTTTTGATTTAGGTACTAAGTATTCTGTTAATACATCATCATCACTAACTCTATAACCTGATTCAAGACGCCCTGATGCAAAATCTTCTGCTATTGTTTGGTCCATAGTTACAGGAACTACATCATAATTAGGATTTATTGCTCCACCTCTATATACAACTATAAACTCTGGAAAATCTTTCATAGAATTAAAAGTTATATTTTCAATTTCATTTAATATTTCTTCAATCATTCCCATTCTATATAAAGGCAATCCTAAATTAGATTGAATGTAATCTTCATCTCTCTCTAACATTGCTGCAATAGAATCAGAACCTTGATTTTCTATATCAGTTATTACTGCATCAAGTAATTGAAAGTCAAGTCCTCCCATTTCTTCAACGCCTGTTAACCTATCACGAAATACTTGATATATATTAGCATTTGAATTTTGTAAGTTTCTTATTTCTGATATTCTTTCAGAAGTTAATCTTCCTTCAGTTCTTTTTAAACTATATTTAAGAGAAGCAGATGCATTTTGATTTCCTATTACTGGTATAACTTTCTGCTCTGATTCAATATTTGTAGAAATACTCATTGTGTCTACAGGAAACAAACCTTCTCTTTTAAAAGGATTTGATATACTAGATTCAAAGGCATTAAAAAGACTTGGATGTATTGATATAGAAGTAATAGGAACATTAACTTTTGAAACTTTATTTATATTACCTTGAGGTTTGTAATTTATATTACCTCTTAATTGTGCTGTATTTACAGCATCGTTTTCATATTGATGTAAAATAGTTTGTGAATTTTTTGATAAGTCTCCTACCATATACATAGGTATAGTCCCATCAGAATTAACTTCCATTGTTCCTTTATTTATTTCCATTCTAGCTAAAACAGTTGAAACATTTCTTATATATTTTTTAGTTGCTCTTATATCTTTTTCATTATTTAAATTTTGTTTTCTTCTGTTAATTAAAAATTTATTCAGAGTATCACTATTGCCATCTAAAACATTAGCCCATTGATCTATTCGATTTCCAAATGCTCCTTTTGATAATGAGGATAAAAATTCATTAACTAATGGTGAGGCAGGTTGATTATTAGAAAGAGAATATTTTAAAGATGGAGAATCGTCTATTTCCTCTAGTTGATTAGCATCTGCTGATTTAGTTATTTTTTCTGCTTCTTTAAAAATATTTGCAAACCCTGTACTTAATCTATCTGTTTCTAATGTAGTTCTAACAACGCCTTTGTCTCTACTACCTATTTGACCTGTAGTAACTCTATCTAATATATCTGCAGCAGTTGTAAAACCATTACCATTTAATGAGTTATTAAACTTTGCAAAAAAAGATTCTACTTTAGTAAGTATTTGTTGTGGTTTTCCTGTAACATTTTTTTTATTTTTAGCAAAATCTTCAAAGACTCTTGCTATAGCTTCTTCTAAAACATCTGCATCAGATTTTACAGCACCCATAGCTAAGGCTTCTTCGCTTGTATATTGTTCTACTGCTTGTTCATAGTATGTTTGTTGAGTGCCTACAGGTTTTTGTGTAAGTGCATATTGTTTTAATGTGTCATATTCAGATTGAGTAAAAACATCTGCTTGTCTAAGTGAATGCCATGTTTCATGGGTCATTGTTCCTGCTAAATCTATTAAATATTTTTCAGGATTATTTCTATATTCAAGACTTGTTCTATCTAGAGTAATAAGAATTTCATTAAATGCACGATTATATGCACCCGGTACTTCTGTTTTTCCTTTAACACCTGCAATAAAATCAGTAAATGTAACAGTCATTTCTGGATTTGCTTTTGTTACATCTTCTACTAATTTATCTAATTTTTTATTAACCTCTACATCTTCACTAAACTTTACAGTGCCATCAAAGTTATATATTTGATTTCCTGTTCCAACCCATTTATCATTTTTTATGTAACCAGAAATTATTAAATCTTCTTTTATTCTTTTAGCTTCTGAGTTATTTAAACCAGTCGCTTCTTTAATTACTTTTAATGTAGGATTTTTAGATTCTTCTATAGCATCTACAGCTTTAGAGTAATCATTTACTGTATAACTTCTATTTGTAAAATCAGGTAAAGATATTAAGTCAAGTGATGGAGGTAAACTATCTATCATAGAATGTAAAACTCTTCTTTGAGCAACACTCATATTCTCTATATTAGATTCGCCTGTAAAATGTAATGCTAATCTTTTAAAAGAATCAGTATTAATATCATTTTCTATATTTTTATTTTTTAATAATTTTTTTATTGTTGCAATAGATATACTTTTAGGTGCAGGACTTTCATTAATTCTTAAATTTTCACTTCTTCCAGTCATTACTTTATCAAACTGTGCTTTAGATAAAATATTTTTTAATTGACTTATTGGTACATTATTATTATTTCCTGTTGCGTCTTGGATTGTTTTAATAATTTGTGGACTAACGCCTATCTCATTTAACTCTGCAAAACTAACACCATCATAATAAGGATTAATAACTTTTAATCCTAAGTTTGTAACTGTAGGATTATTTCTATCTAAATTTTGCATTAGAATATAATCACTATTTTTTTCTATACTATATTGCGTTTGTGATATTAAATTTAAACCTGATGATACAACCTTAGCTTTGTTTTCAGAATCATAAGCTGGAAAAGGTTGATTTGTTTTTGGATTAATTAATGGATTATTTTGATAATCAACAATTGAAAATGTTTTATCTGCATTAGCTTTTATAAGAAAAACATTAGGAGTTTCTGTATTTTCTGTAACAACTTTACTAGGAAAATTCTTAGGATTTTTTGCATCATCTGTAAAAGATTTATATATATTAAATGCTTCAGCAAATCCGGGCATATCACTTTCAAATTCTTCTATTGTTTCATTTAAAGCTATTAAAGGGTCTTCACCACTATCTATTCTACCTTGTGCTTTATCACTTACTACACCTGCTATTTCACTTGCTTGATTGCTAAAACCACTTTCCGAAAGTTGTGCTAAATAAACTTTAAAAAAATCTTCAGCTATTCTATATTGTTTTTCAGCTTGATAAGCTTTTTGTTTTTTATGTTCACTAAATCCTGTAGCGGCTTGACCAATAGCTATTTCAGCAGGGGCAAATGCTAACTCACCAACAATCTCCATATTAATAGCACCAATATCTAAACTTTCACCTTCTTCTAAAGTAAAGTATTGAGCACTAGCTTCTCCTAACCCACCTAAAGCTCCTTGTAATGGCGTTTGAATTGCAACATTCATCGCTTGTCTTGCAAACATATTCTGAAACCCAAGTGGGTTAAGAACTCTTGTACCCATACCAAAAGATAAAGCATCAAGTGAACCTACAGCAGTACCTCTAATTCTTGCATATCTTTTTGCCTCAGCTACAAGCTTTTCATCACCCATAAATTTAGCAACAGATTGTGGATTGTTTATATCCATACCTTTTTTTTGAAAGTATTCTACATATGAAAAAGCATTATCTATAGCACCAGAGGTCATACCTGTAGCTACTGCACCTGCAAACACATTACCACCTGTAGATATTGTTGCTGTTGCACCAGCAGTAAGAGATGCAGCCATAGGAACTAGACTTGAACTCATTACTTCTAAAGGTAGTAATGGGTCAAACGTATCTGACAAAGGATTTAAAAAATCAAATGTATCTCGAAGACGATCTGACTCTTGTAATTTATTAAATGCTTCAGAATGATTTAAACTTCCTAAATATTCATTATTTTTTTGTATTACTTTTAAATTGTCACCAACATTTTTTTTGAGACCTTTATCTTTTTCTATTAATTGATTGTCAGTATTTATAAACTCTTGTGTTTGAAATTTATCATATGGAATATTAGCTTTAGCTCTAGCTTCTGCAGTTTCTTTAACTACTCTTTTTTCTCTTTCTTCGTCTGTTTCGTTTGTACCATCTATGAGTGATATTAATTTTTTTCTTGCTTCTTCTTCTTCATCATTTAAAGCTCTAGTATTTTCTATACTATTCCAGATGTCTAAATCTGATTGTGCATCATTTAATGCAACAGCATCTTTTCCTAATTCATTTGTTCTTAAAGCATTATCTACTTGTAAACCACTGCCCTTAATTATTTCTCCATAAGAAGATTCTTCTTGAGATACAGGTTCGATAACTTCAGGCGTAGTTGGAGATGGATTATATGAAGATAAAAACTTTTCTTTTTCTATAGAATAGTTTTCGTCAGTTACATAATCAGGAAGATAGTGTTTTTCTCCATCATCTGTATATACAATATACCTAGAATACTTAGCCATTAATATTTTTCATTACATTATTAAAACTATTTACAGAATTAGATATAACCCCACCTTCTTTATAGCCCAGTGCACTTGCTTGTTCTTGTAAAGAAATTCGTTCTTGCATAACTTGTTTCTGGACTTGTGCTCTTGCTTCTTCTTCAGATATTTTCAATCGTTTTGCCAAAGCAGCTATTCTTGACATTACTGGCACACTATTCATTGTTTCTGTAACAGAGTCCATGAAACTCATTTGTGTTGCTCCTGTTTGGCGAATATTTTGTGAAGTTGGAGATGATGCTAAAGAACTTGCATATTGATTTAATAAATCTTGATTTATTACTTTTGTTTCTTTTCCACCTGTATTTACTAAATCATAGATAGGCAATGTTTGATTCGTGTCTCTTTCTACTAAAGATTCTGCTAATTGAATTAACTTAGGGTCTTTGTTTTGTGCTGATATTAAGCCTTTATAATATTCACCTCTTTTTTCAGTGTCCATTCTTGATGTTTGAGCTTTAAATTCATCTTGTTCATACTTAGCAGCTTTACCACGAAGGTCTTGTGTTCTAGCTTCATCTATAGCTTTTGATTTAGCAAACTCTAATTGTGATTTAGACATACTATCTTCAGCTTTTCTTAAATCAGAACTTGTTTTACTAATACTATCTATTGCTCCTGATAAGTTTTTATTTAAATCTGCTGATGTAGCAGATGTACCTACGGCTAATCCAGTTTTAATTAAATCAAGACCACCTCTAAACTTTCTTTCTTTTTCTAATTTTTCAGGCATTAGTCTGTTTCTTTCTTCGTAATATTCTCGCATGGCTTTCATATACTTTGATTCTGATTCATCTTCTTCAGTCAAAGGGTCATCTACTGGAAATGCTGAAGCAAATGGATTATTAGCAGAATAGCTAAATGGAACTTCTTGTCCTGCAGCCATTTTTATTGGTTCTTGTTGCATCTGTGGCTGTTGTGGTTGCATTGGTTGTTGTGGTTGTTCTAATAGTCCAGCAATACCTGCACTGTTCTGCTGAGGCTGTGGTGCACTCATAGCCATTTCTTCTGCCATACTTAATCTTGGTGATGCTTTACTATCAGCAGCTTGTTTACCTTCATAGTCTGTACGCATTTTTTCTCTACGCTGTATTTCAGTCATAACTAAATACTGTGGAAACATTCCACTTGGACTTTTCATTTCTCTTGCAAGAGAATCATCTGGTGCTGATTTTAATTTATCTTGTTGTTCTATTATATTCATGTATTAACCTGTTAATATTTAACCTTGTCCTAATGCTTTGTATAAACCTAGACCACCTAAACCTAATCCTAATAATTGTGAAGTATTACTTGCACCCGGCTGATATTGAGAAACTTGTGTACCCGGAGTTACAGGAAGTCCTTGTAATATCTGACTTTGGAAACCAAGTTGTTGTCTTGGGTAAGCTTTTTGATCTAAGAAATCTTGATAACCCATATCTAAAGAAGCTTGATTAAAGTTTCTTCCAACCTCTTGTGCTTGTTGAGCTTGATTTAATCTATCAAAAGCCATCTGCTGTTGCATAGGAGCTATGTTTGATAGTTGTTGAGAAGCTTGTAATCTTTGTGCTTGTGTTTGTTGGTCAGCACCAAGACCTGCTAATCCTAACTGTCTTGCTCTTATTTGTGCATCTATATCAGCTTGTTGTGCTGCCAAGCCTTGACTTGCACCAAACTGTTGAGAAGCATCTCCTGCCCTTTGAGCTGCCATTGATTGTTGAGAACCAAATTGTCTTGACGCATCACCTAATTGTTGAGCAGTCATACCTTGTTGTGAGCCAAATTGCCTAGCTCTATCAGACATTTCTTGTGCAGTTAAATTTTGAGTAGAACCAAATTGTCTAGCTCTATCAGAAGCCTCTTGTGCTGTCATACCAAGTGCAGCTTGTTGTTGTCTTTGTCTTTCTGCAAACTCATCGCCTCTAAACTGTGCGTTTCTATCTCTTTCAAATTGTTCTTGTGCTTGTGAAAAAGCATCTCTTTGACCTCTAGCTTCTATATCTCCTAGTTGTTGTCCAAGATTTCTTTCTCTTTCTGATTGCATGATAGCTTCTCTATAGCCACCAAGACCACCACTCATAGTAGCTTGGTCTCCTATACCTTCAGCTTGTATATTAGATTGTCTTGTTGCTTCTCTTTTCTCTATATCAGTAACATTACTTTGAAAAGGATTCATGTAATCTTGTGCTACATTATTATTAAATTGTTGCGTATTATAATCTTGTGCTTGATAGCCACTATCAAATTGAGTAGGGTTGTAAGTAGATTGAAACTCTGAAGCTTCATATCCTCTATCAAAATTACTAGGTTGATAGTCAGAATTAAAGCTGGTCGGATTATATTGAGAACTAATAGCACTAGGGTCAAAAGCAGCTAAAGAACCACCTGCACCCGGCTGTCCATATCCTATATCTCTTGCTATATCACCAGCTTGATTAAGCTCTTGTGGACCTGAGCTTAAACCTAAAGCAGTTTGTCTAGATAAAGCTTGTTGAGCTGCTGGACTTTGTTCGGCTAATCTTGAACCATCATATGTTTTATATGGCTGTAAAGACTCAGCTTCTCCTCTTGCTAATAATCTAGTGAAATATGGTGCTGCATAATCAGGTAAATTAGTTTGTGTTACTGTTGATGTTGTTTCTTGTGGAGCTGAACTCCCTCCGCCTTTACTCATTATTAAACCTCTTTTCAAATACTGTGTATGCTTTATCCCAACCAGATTTTCCTAACCATTTCCAAAAACCAAATCTTGCTGTACATTCTATACCATCACAATTGTTATCTTTTGCCCAACTTTCAGCTTTTGTTAAAAAAAGCCATGCCCAATTCTTTAAATCTTTACCACCTAAATACTGTATTGCTAATCTTTTTGTGTTTGGATAGTATACAAACTCAGTAGTTGCCACACCTATTATTGTATTATCTTCTGTAAATATAACCCATAACTCTTGTCTTTGCTGTACACATGCTGTTTTAAGTGATTCTAAATTCCATCTACCATTAGACCTTTTAACTGCTTTCTTTAAAAAAGGAGTTAGTTCATTCCATAAAGTATGAACATAAGTACCCGGAACTAATGTAATTATATAATTTTCATTAGCTTTATAGTTAACTTCGTTAATATCTTCTTGATAGTTTTCTTTTATTTCTACTACTTTTTGATTCATCTTGGAAGCATTCCTCCAGCATTAGATAATTGTGGTGCTTGTTTAGTTGTTCCTGTTCTTTCTTGTCTTACTCTATCTAACATACCATCAAGTTCTTCTGCACCAGCATCAGATGCACCATCTCCTAAACCTGATACTACATCAGCAGGTACAATATACTCACCCGGAGATACAGCTACAGGTCTTTGATTTCCAATCATTCCCATAACTTCATCATCCATTCCACCACCTTGTCCTTTTATCATTCCTTGTGTTTGTGCTTGTCCTTGTGGATTTAAAATCATTTCTCTTACTTGCATAAATAATTCATTGCCATATTTTTCAATAAACATATTAATTACAGCATCTGCATTTGGACTTTGACCCATTACAGCTTCAGCTAATTGTTGTACATCTTGATTACTTGGAGTCATTCCACCTTCTTGATAGCCCATTCTACTTACAACTTCAGGTGCTACAGAATTTAATGCTTCTAATCCCTGATTAGGCAATTGTTTTCCTTCAGCCATACGCATAGGAGGCATTCTTCTAGATATATTTAACTCTTCTAGACTCATTTCTTCTGGATTTCTTATCATCGGTAACCCTAAATCATTTCTTAAAGTTAGTGGCATAGGTGGTACCAAAGGTGCTACTGGTTGTTGCATTGCTGGTGGTACCATAACAGGTGGCTCAATAACTGGAGGTGCAACTACTGTTGGAGCTCCTATAGATGCTAATTGTGCAGGAGAAAGTCTAGCCATCATATCTTGATCTATAGGCGGTGCTATATCCATAGGTGGTCTCATTCCTCCTCTTTGATCTTCTATAGGCTCTTCTCTAAATACAGGTGGAGC